ACCTCTATAGCCTTAAAGGCGGCTAATGGTGCCAACAGTGATATTACATCTATTACAGGACTAACCACCCCACTAGCAGTTACCCAAGGAGGTACTGGAGCTGTTAACGCCGCAGGTGCCCGTACAGCTTTTGGACTGTCTATTGGTACAGACGTAGCGGCTGGGGGAGCTATCACTGGTTCAGGACTAACTCAAGCAACCAATAAGTTACTGGGTAGAACTACAGCCTCAACTGGAGCAGTAGAGGAAATTTCTATTGGTTCTGGTTTAACTTTTGCTGCTGGTAGTTTAAGTGCTAATAGTGTAACTCAGATACAACCTATATCTGCCTCAGTGAGTGCTAATGCTTTAACAATCTCGGCTTCTGCATTAACATTAGAGTTTCGTTCTACTACATTAGGAAGCGGTACCGTTACCTCTGTATCAGGTACGCCATCAAATCTTGTGATTTCTAGCGGTTCCACCTTAGGCACGGTAAACGCTGTTCAAAGTAATATAGCTGTTCTTGCTATGAATAATGCAGGAACTATTGAACTTGCTGCTATAAATATAGCTGGAGGAACTGATCTAACTGAGACTGGGCTTATTTCCACCACAGCAGAAGGTGGGGCTGGTGGGGCAGATAGTGCCTCCGTTATCTACTCTACTACTAGCAGGTCTAGTTTAGCTTATAGAGTTATTGGGATTATCCGAAGCACCCAGGCCACGGCAGGTACATGGGCGACCGCTCCTAGTTTGATTCAAGGCGAGGGGGGAAATGCTCTTGTTGCAATGTCTTCTCTTGGCTATGGACAGACTTGGCAAGATGTTACAGGTTCTCGCAGTTTCGGGACAACCTACTACAATACCACAGGTAAACCAATTGAGTTCTCTCTCTCTTGTATAAATGCATCCAGTACAGCAGGTAATGTTGTCATCGGTGGTGTAACAGTGGCAGCTTGGAACCATTCTGCAGTTCAAACTTCGCTGGCTTGGAATCTTACTGTTCCTCCTGGTAATAGTTATGTAATTAGTGTAACATCTGGGTCCTTAACAACACCCCTATGGACTGAGCTTCGCTAAGGATTCCGCATGTACTATAAAGCCCCCGACAACTCCTTGCATGATGACATGGGAGGGACTGCCACTAACCTGCTGCCTGCGGGGAGCAGGGCAATCACCGACGAAGAGGCTGCTCAAACTATAGCTTCTTCCATTGTACAACCAACCCACTTGGAGCTAGCTACCAAGGCTAAAACATGGGCAAGAAGTGTCCGATTGGATTTTTTTAAAATTTTGGATGGGCTACAAATATCTGCGGTTGTTACTGAGGATGCTATCACAGCACAAGCTATCGAAACAGCAAAACAAGCTCTTAGAGATATTACTGTGGCAGTTGATTTAACTAATATAGAAACTTATGCAGAAATGGAACAAGCCTTCATTTATGCCTATTGGCAAATTAGAGTTACTGTTCCAGCAAATGTTCAAGCCGCCTTTAACGCATTGGTACCATAATGAATCCTTTAGATTTAACTCAAGTAATTATAGGAGTACTTGCTTTTGTGAGTACCACTGCTTCGGGTGTTCTTGGTTGGTTTGCTAAGACCCTATGGACAGCCGTCCAAGAACTTAAAACAGATCTCTCAAAGCTTCGAGAAGAGCTTCCTAAAACCTATATTCAAAAGAATGACTTCTCAGAATTTCGTTATGAATTTAGAGAGGTGACCAACAAAATTTTAGATCGCTTAGATCGTAAGGTGGACAAATGATTCTAGAAACTATTTTAGGTGCCCTAGTTCCTGTTGGTGTAGAAGGAATAAAACAGTTAATTAGTTCTTTTATTGGAGGACCCAAGCCCACTACAGTTGAGGAGCAAATTAAGTATGATGACAATGAGATTAAGAAGTTAAACGCTCTTGCCGCTCTAGATACCCCAGTGGGACAGCCCTCTCAATGGGTGGTGGACCTTAGGGCTTCTGCTAGATATGTTGGTGCCTTAGCAGTTATTATGGTGGGTATAGGCAGTCTGTTTATCCCCAATATAGATGCTAAGATACAAGCCCTGGCTCTAGAAGCAGCTAATATTGCCTTTGGCTTCTTGTTTGGAACTCGCATCCTAGCTAACTTTAAAAGGTAATTATGGCAACAAGTGGAACAACAACTTGGAGTTTAAATAGAAACCAAGTTATTGAGGCAGCACTTCGTAAGTTGACTGTCCTCTCTGGTGGAAGTTCTCCTGAGGCATATCAAGTAACTAATGCTAATGAGGCATTAAATGCTATGGTGAAAGCTCTACATGCAGATGGGATGCCTGTATGGGCGATGAAGTCTCACACTTTTACAGTTACTTCTGGTACGTCGGCATATAACATTGGGAACAGTCAGACGATTAATACTCCGATGCCCTTAAAGATTGTACAGGCTGTCCGAGCAAACGGAACAGAGTACTCTAATGTTCCTTTGAATATTTACACAGATTACGACTTTAGACTATTACCTTTGGTGAATTCTTCTGGGGTACCTGTTAATTTGTACTATCAACCACTGAGTACTTACGGTACTATTAATCTATGGCCTAAGCCTTCGGACAGCACAACTACCATTACAATAAGATATCAACGTCCTTTTGAGGACATGACTTCCTCTACAGATGACTTTGATTTCCCACCTTATTGGTTGGAGGCCCTTATTTATAACTTAGCCTCTCGTCTTGCTCCTGAGTATGGTCTACCTTTGCAGGATAGACAAGTACTTAAACAAGAAGCTTTGTTTATGAAGGATCAAGCCCTACAATTTGGGTCTGAAGAGGGATCTTTATATATTCAACCTGATTGGTCTGGAAGACACTAAATGGCAAACACAAAAGCTCCTGTAGAATCTACTTATGCTACCAAGCGAGTAGGGTTCATTTCAAACCCTCTACAGCGTAGCTCCTCCACTACTAAAGATATGCGGTTTGTTAACTGTATGATTGAAGAAGTGGAGAATCCGGTAGACAAAAGTAAAAAGTACTTCATTAAGAGTCGTTCTGGGGTTACTGCGGCATACTCTAACACGGCTGGAACTTCTAGAGGATGCTACTATTGGATTTACAATGGCACTGGGTATATTTTTAGTGTCATTGGAAATACGGTTTATGTTAATGGGGTATCTAGATTAACCTTAACTACTTCAACAGGTAACGTGGGTTTCTGTGAGCATCTTAATGCTACTAACCAAGTAAAACTGATTCTTTTGGATGGGACCAAGGGGTACTACTGGACAGATTCTACTACATCAGTAGAAATTACTGATGGAGACTTTCCAACACCCCATGTTCCAACCCCTGTTGTTTTAGATGGCTACTTGTTTGTGGCCAAGGCCGGAACAGCCGATATATATAATAGTAATTTAAACGACCCAGCCACATGGACTGCGGGTGATTATATTACTGCCGAAATGTTTCCTGATACTATTATAGCTCTTTCCAGGAATAACAATTTTGTTTATGGAATAGGTAAAACTAGTTGTGAGTATTTCTATGATGCTGCTAATGCTACAGGAACTCCTCTAGCTAGACAGGCACCGGCTGTACAACAGTTTGGGTGTGCCTCTCAAGGGACAGTGGTGTCCACAGAGAAGGAAGTTATCTTCGTGGGTGAAACCCAGAATGGTGGTCACACAGTTTGGACAATCGATGGCTTTAAAGAAAAGGAAATAGGTATTCCTATGGTTAAGTCTGCCCTACTGGCAGAGGGAACTTCCTTGGTTAATGCCACTGCCTTTTCTGTGCGTGTTTCCCAACAAAAACTTTATGTCATCTGTCTTACTTCTAGAACATTAGTCTATAGCTTTGATACAGATATGTGGTCAGAGTGGGACAGTGGAGTTACTGGAGGGTCCGCCTTTGTTGCTAACTATGGAACAGATGGTCCCAACGGAAGTGCCTATCTTTTAGGGAGAACCTCTGGTATTACTTATTTGATGGATGCTACTAAATTCGATGATGCTGGTGCAAACTTTCAAGTTACCATAGTAACCCAAAAGATGGATTTTGATACTATAAATAGAAAATTTATGCATAGATTTTCTATCATTGGGGATGTTCCTGATGATACTTTGGTAGATCAGAATGTCTCTGTTGCGTGGTCAGATGATGACTATGCAACGTGGTCCAGCTCTAGAACTTTAAAATTTAATTCCGATCTTCCTAGTATATTTCAATTGGGGAGTTTTAGACGTAGAGCTTTTAAAATTATGTATGCTCTAGCCCATCTATTTAGAATAGAGGGTGTAGAGGTTGATATTAATAAAGGTGGTGCATAGTGCCTACTCCCCTTCCTCCCCCTCCCCAACGAGCAGAAGCAGGCGACTTTGCCTGGGTGGCTTGGTACAATGAACTCTATGCTATGCTCTCTACCCAGGGAATTGTCAACTAGTCCTTTAGGTAGGGCCGTTGGTACTGGAGTGGCAGGATATTTTGGAGGTCCTTGGGGAGCTGCGGCTGCTCAATCAGCTATGTCCAAGGAAGCGGGTAATAGCTGGGGACAATCCCTTATGAATGGGGCCATATCTGGTGGTATGTCTTACGCTGCGGGTTCTATGGGTGACTCTGGTTCGGCTGGTGCTGACACAAGTGGATATAACTCCTCTTATGGAGGGGCTGATGCAAGTGCGTATGGTGGTGACGCTGCCTCCTACTCCGGTGTAGGGGACTCTGCAACATCAGCAGCAGGATCAAGCCAGGCTGGTTGGGAACAACCTTCTTCTGGGTATGAGTCTTCTTATGGTGGGGGAGATGCTACTGGCTACACCCCAGAGCCCACACTAGATTACTCTCAGCAAAATATGCAGGATATTGGGATAGACCCGGCAAGTACATCTCAATATGGTAGTACTATGCAAGGAGATCCTATGGCTGGAACGGGTTATGGAGACAACTGGTCTCTTACCAACTGGCTAAAAGGCAATGGGTCTAAGACAGGTCAATTTGGTCGTATGCAAATGATCAACGGAGGTCTGAAAGCTCTCGGTGGAATCCAAGACTATCAAGCTAAGAATAAACAAGCTGACGATCTTATGTCTCGGTATAATCAACAGAATACTGCCCTAGATCAGTACTATGCAGCAGAATCACCTGAG